GCCATTAGCGACACACAAAGATATAAGCAGGCAGGCAACGCAGTGACGGTGGATGTAGTGCAGGCCGTTGCCACAATCATAAAAGAAAAGGAGTTACTATGATCATGTTCGACATAGCAGAGTGGGTAGCAAATATACTAGTATTAGGTTTAGGATTGTTTTTCTGGACCTTGACATTTGGTATGATGCTTTTAATATTAACCGAAATAAAGGAGAGATACATCGATGGGTAAAACAAAGTTACATGGTCAGAACTACGTGTTAAAGGACGGCAAGCGCGCAGCAAGTGTGACCACCATCATTAACAACCAGCTAGGATGGAATAAGAATACGCTGATTGCTTGGGCCAAGCGCATCACAGCGCAGGGCGAAGATGCGGATGCAGTGATGCGAGAAGCAGGTGATATAGGTACATTAACACATATCCTTATACAAGGTTATCTTCAAGGTTTTGACGTAGATACGCGGGATTATACGCCAAATCAAGAAGAGCAGGCACTAAAAGCATTCTTTGGATTTAAAACATGGTATGATAAGGCAAACTTCAAGGTACTTGCTGCCGAGCTTGCGCTGGTAAATGAAGAGTTACGCGTTGGTGGTACGGTGGATTGCATTGGTAAGATTGATGGTGATCTTGTGGTGGTGGACTGGAAAACAAGTAAAGGCGGGCCATATCCAGAGATGATGATCCAGTTAGGTGCATACACGATGATGTACGAAGCTGCGCAGCCTAAAGCGGAGGTGAAATATGGTATTATTATGCGCTTTGGTAAGGAAGATGGAAAGTTTCATAAGCATGTCATAGATCGTGATAAATTAGATGCGGGTGCGCAGGCGTTTCGTCATTGCTGTGCGCTGTATAACCTACGCAGGAAGTTTTGAGGAGTGCATCGGATGTTTTCTCTCGAATAACTCACAATGGTAAGCGTGCCTGGTGTCCTGAGTGTGACGATGGAACCGCACGTAAACAAGGCACAGTGCAGATCAATGGTGAGTATGCCTACTGCCATAAGTGCCAGTTTAGTTGGGATTTTAGCGAAGAGAAGATACAAACCCCGCGTATAGAATATAAACTCACTAATACCAAGGTCAAAGTGGAGTCAAAAGAGGTAAAAAAGAGCGGATATTCAGAAGCGCGGGCGACATTTGTTCAGCATTGGAAAAAAGCGGTTGAGGAGTTGGAGTTGCCGTGGAATGAGAAGTGTTTGGACCTACCCATAGGTGTTAGGCGCGATGATAAGAAGAATGCGCAGTTAGTGTTCCAGATTAATGAGAATCATGTAAAATTTCATAAAGGACCGCAGTTCGGTGACGCAGAATGCAAGGTGTTTGAGACTCCGCATCTACCTCTCTCCAGCCTTGTGATCTGTGAAGGAGAAAAGGACCTAGTCACCGCATACTGCAATGGCGCATCCGCCTTGACATTTACGTCAGGTGCGGGTGCGCTGCCTGCGGAGATAACCTTGCCGTCAAAATATAATAAAGTATACATTGTGTACGATAACGATGAAAAAGGCGAGCTAGGTGCGCAAAAACTAGCAAAAAGGCTATTTGGGAAGAAGGTTGAGTTGTATGTAATGAAGTGGGAAGGTAAGCCTTCCAGGTATGATCTTACTGACTGGTTTAGTGATGGTCATACATTGGATCAGTTG